AATAATGTGACTTATTGTGATCTCATTTAATATAGATGAATCTAACTCTTTGTTGTTTTGGAATTTCTCTTGCAAATAGCGAAAAGATGCCATCCCAAATTTTAGTCCAATAGTATCTTCATTAATAGTAATAGTAGTATAATTCATAATTATGCAGTTACATCAATTGTTCCGGTAGATGCGATTGTACCTGAAAAATTGATGAATTCAGTAGTTGATTGATTAAGAGTAAGTGATGTGATATAACCAGCAAATTGATGGTAATATGCAGCACCAGTTGAAGAACCAGTTACGGTTGGATTTTGTACTCTAACGGTTACAAGAGTCTTATTAGCAAACGCAGTCAAAAGCGAGCTATAAGATACTTGTGAAGCAGTTGGAGAAACTTCGCAAATTGCGTCGAAATCCAAACTCATTTGAGGAAATCCAACTGCGGTAAGAACACCACAATTTGTTTGATCAGTAGTGGAATCAACCGTAGAATTTACGGATGATGTACGCAAACATACGAGGTCTTTATATGACGATCCACCAGCTACGTCAATCTCGATGTTTTGTAATGAACCTTGAACTTGTCCCATTTTATTTTATTTTTGGTTTACTAAATTACGAATTGTTAATATCTTTCTTGAAACATAATTATCTCCTTCCCACAAAGGTAAGTAAGTTGATGATGTTCTAGCCATTGGAAACACTTCAAAATCAGCATCATCAAAACCATCTACACCAGTGTCAGGAATTAAAATATTTAATATTTGGGATGAGATATTATCTACTTGTCCCATGTTATTATTTTTGTTTTGTTCACTATATACCTCAATAGTCACCTCAACAATATTTCCAAATGAGTTATTTGTATTGTCAGCGTTTTCAGTAATATTAGTGATAATTACATATTGCTCAGGAACGGTCACAAATGGAGGTTGTCCATATACCGGCACATTTTTACTATTCCATGTTAAATTGCCATTCAAAGCATTAACATAAATAGTACGAACATTATTTGAGCAATCCTTCATTATGCTTTTTTACTTTTTCTTATAAATTCTCTCACTCTTTTCTGATATATAGGCCAATAAGCTAAAATACTCGGTCTCATATATGGTCTTGGTGGCAAATTAACTTGTTTAATTCCTTTACCTCTGAATAAACCAGCCAATTTTGCCCAAGCATTGTTTTCAGGAGTTATAAACCTATTCCCAGTTCCAAACTCAATATATGCAGCATAATCAGTTTGAGCTACAAATTGATAGCTTAAGAATTGATCTTTTTTGAATGATATTGAGTTTAATAATCTTCCAGTATCAACCGCTCCTTGGCTACTAACTAAATTCTTTGCACTTCTTACCATATCTTCACCAGTTGCGGCTAACTCACGATCCATAGTAGCACTAACCTCATTTACCGTTTGTTTGTATTTGGTAAGTATGCGGTTGAATCTCGCATCATTAACTTCTAGTTTAAATCCACTAGCCATTAAAATACTACTTTTTTATATTGGTGATAGTTCAAGCCATCCCAATTGTTATATTGGCTTAACAATGAATTTTTATCAGCATTCATCTTTTTACCCCTATTCTCAAACTGCCATGAAGTCAAAGCAAGCACATCACTAGCCAAATCCTCTGGAATTGAACTATAACCGCATTGATATTGCACGTTATAAGTTCCTTGAGCATATAGCCATAATTTACCACCGATTACCTCATAATCTTCATTTTTTACAAGCGTTGACCACATATTAATTCCAGTCTTTCTTGTAACACTATCAACACAAATAAGTGGTGCATAAGGCAAATCTACCATCCAAACACCTGGGTAAAGTCCCGTTGTTTGTAAATTAACCTTAATTAACTTATTAACAAAAGCAATTCCACTAATCTTTTCCAAATGTACCCTTGACGCACTTATCAAATCCTTAATCAATCCATCTTCAAAATCATAGTCTATTTTCATCCAGCTTTTTGCATCTGGCAACGATACCGGCTCTACAACTCCGTCAGCAAGAACCGTTATCCCGTTTATATATATTGCCATATTTACTTATATTTATCAACTCTTTCTCTGAGCCAATTTTCAAATTCATCAAGCGCTTTGCTCGGATCATGTTCTCTTGATCTATCTTTCGCTTTTTTGGATGCCTCATTATACTTTTTGGCATCATCAAGTTCAGTAATTGCTTTAACCCAGCTTTTAATATCATTGCGGTCTTTTATATATATACCAGCTTTGCCACAATTCTCTTTTAATCCTTCCGCATTTGTGCAAATCACTGGAATCCCACTGCACATTGCCTCAGTAGCCGTTCTTCCCCAACTTTCGTATTCACTAGGCATTAACAAAATTCTTGTTTGCCTATAATATTGGCTAATATTAGCCGTATTTGGCACGAGTTTTAAATTTGGTAGCGTAACATCCATTTGAGGATCATAGCTGCCTAAAACGCCCAGAAATCGTTTCTGTGGCATTGCTCGTGCTATCTGTTCAAATATCTTTCCGCCTTTGTTCTCATTTGTGTTTATCAGCGTTATAAACTCATTTTTTGACGTATCAATTTTGAGATCATAAATGCGATAATCACAAGGAGGCGTTAGTATAAAGTTAGGCCATTCGTAATTTAATAAGTCTTTTAACCAAAAAGAGTTATAGACAATGTGTTGAATTCTATCTGCGTGAATGATTTCTGGGTATGGATGACTATTATGGATCAAATGGAATACTGGTTTTTTATAAAGTTTAGCGGCTCCAATTGTCCATCTTGTATAATCTAAATGAGTAAATATTGCATCTCCACAGCGCATTAAATTATCAACGACATTATCATTTGGTGGAAATACATCAATGCCATCGAAGACGTAATTATTTTTAATTCTATATTTATTTGCTTGATGTAATAACACTCTAACATTATGCCCTTTGCTTTGCAAATGCTTGAGCATATAATGTATCATATATTCAGCACCGCAATTATGTGCTGGTGGATATAAATGTATTGAAGCAACAATATTCATAGTTAATAGTTTATATAATAACCGTATTCATTATTACGGTATAGTTCTTTCATCATTGGGTATCTAAATAAAAATATCTCATGTGTTAAGTCTGGTTGCAAATGAGTCTCATAAACATTTCCATTTACCTCTCCTTGCTCCATTTTATAAGGTATAGCAACTAAACATTTTTTGCCTCCAAAATGTATTTTTATAAGTAAATCATGGGCATCTTTTACTTTTAAATGCTCTAATATATCACCCATGATTATATAATCATATTTATCAATATTAAATTCTAAAATATTTCCAATATGTACGTTTTGATAAATGTCTTTTAAATTAAATTGCTCAATATATGGCTCATAAATCTCAAGAGCATCAATATGGAAATTATAACGTAATAAACCTCCATATTTACCACTACCAGCACCAACATCTAAAATCTTTGAATTGTGTGGTATTTTTTTAATGATGTGATTTGCTACCTCTATCTTAAAATAATCGTATGAGTATGGCATAGTAAAAAGAAGGGAGGCTTTTTTGTGCCTCCCTAAAAGTGAACTTGTATGGGCAATTAGATAGCTCCGTAGATACAAGCTGAAGGCTGGAATTGCATAAGATCGCAACGAGCCTCGCAACGGAAAGTGATCAAGTTCTTAATGAAGTCATCTTGATCAAATTCTGTGCTTCTAACTGCAAGACCGCTTTGTTGAGCGATTGCAAATTTAGTTGTATCGAGAACGTAAGCCTTAGATGCAGTTACCAAAGAATGTGGTACAACTGGGATACCCATGATTCTTGCATTACCTTGAGCATCGATAGTGATACCACCAGGAACAGAGTAAGAACCACCACTTGGCAAAGTCTTCATAACGTTAGCCCAACCAGCGAATGTGGTAAGGATCAAGTTAGCTTGCCAGTTAGAAGAACCGAGTTGTGCAACATAATCTACAAATTTCTCAGCAGTGTTAGCACCACTTGAAGAACCAGCAGTAGCAGAGCTAGCGAGGTCATTCAAATAATAGGTATCTTCTGCTCTTTGAAAATCTTCGATCAAAGATTGTTGCAAGTAAGCATTCAAGAAAGGCAAATCATCAACCATTTGGCGAGATACCTTTACATAACCAGCGATGAATTGCAACACTTTGTTTACAACGGTTACATCGTAATCCAATTGTGCTTTAGCAGAACCTTCAGTTTGCTTGCCAAAAGAACCTTCACCAACTGGAGTGTTACCTCTTGGGAAAGATACTGAACCAGTTGAAACTGGGATGATGTTGAAGATAGAACGAAGGTGAGGATTAACGAAAGAACGAAGAGCTGGTGAGTTAATGTAAGATACATAAGGGTTACCAGTCAAAGATGAACTTTCAGTCATTACACCTACGGTTTTAAGGTCTAATTCGAAATTAAAACCTTTGCCGTTTGTTCTTACTGCTTCTTTGATGCTATCATAACCTTTAACGATAGCTTCACCGATTGCAGATTTGATTTCATTGATGTGATCAGCATATGATCCAGCAATTTTCTTCTCTTCTTTTGCAGAAAGTTTGCCGAAAGCAGCTTTTGCATCAAGAATTTCTTGTCTTGCTTCCATCAAAGTTTTGTTGTTCTTAGCAATTTCGTCATTGATTGACTCAACTTTGCTTTCGAACGCCTTAGCGGCTTTCTCAGTTGCAGCAGCAACTTCGGCCTTTTGTTCAGCGAGTTTAGCTTCCAAAGCTGACTCGAATTGTTTAAGATCGCTCATTTTGTTTAATTAAAATTTGTTAATAATATTTATTAATGAATCAACAGAAATAGTTTCTTCTTTTTGCTGCGCCGGTGTCTCATCGACTGCCTTTGTGCTACTCATTCTTTCTACCATTTCCGCTAATTGTTTTACTTTAAGCATACACAGATCAATAGTCTCATCAGTTACATCGCTATTGCGTATAAACTTCTCAAATGACTTTATTTGATCTTGCAATTGTTCTATTGTACCCATGTTCTTCATACCCAATAATGGAGTTGCTTCGTTTGCTCCCCATGCAGTTAGACTTGATCCTTCAAATAGCATTACCTCATGAATTTGATTACCTTCATTTGCTTTTTGTTCACGAAGTGTTTTAAATCCTATTGAATGCTCGGCAATTAGTCCACTTTCAATCATTTTAACATAATCAGCACCCAAAGCATGAGAACCAATCTTGCTCTCATAATAAAGGCCATAATTATCTTCTTTTAAGACTTGAATCTTTCCAAGTGGTTTACTTGGATCATGGTTAAGTAGATGCTTAATTCTACCTTTACCTTCTGGCCCCCAATCTTGGATTGAACGCTTAAACGCACCTGGCATCATAATGTCACCGTCACTATCTACATTACCAAATGCACTAAAATAGCCAGTTACAATACCTTGCTTTGTATCAACATCCTTGACTTCAAGGTTAAATGATTTGTAATTATATATCATGCTTTTCTTATTGTCTATTTGCTCTAATTTACGAATTGCCCAATTAATGCCAGCATCACCTCCCCAAGCATCCCAAGCCTGGCCGCCACAACCTTCAGAATATGGCACATCTTTGTATTGTTGATGTCTTTTAAAAGATGCCATGCGAGCGATGGTATCACGGCTCAGTTTTTCTTTGTTAGCTAATTGCCTAGCACGAGTCCAGCCAACGTCAGTTAAGCAATCACTTCCATTCTCTTCTTTCCATTTTAAAACACGCTTTGCATTATTGCTAGCGGCTTCTGGGTAATCGTTATACGTTTCTTCTTTAAATATCATTTGTTTTGCTTCACTAACTAAATGACCTTTTGCGTCTGTATTCTCTCTTATCGCTTTTATCTCATCTTCGTTGTTATCATAATGCTCACCAATGCCTAATCTTTTAATTGTCTCCCATTTAAGTTTACCATTGGTAAACTTTACTCGTGATCTTGATATGCCTATTTTATCTGCAACTGCATATACTGGCTCACTATCACTCTCTTGTCTGCGAGTTATAATATATACCTTTTTGCCTTCTTCAATTAATTTCATCGCTTTGTTTTGCCAACGCTCTTGAGTAAGAGTATCATCAAAATCAAAGCTAATTTTATTCATGTCAGCCGCTTTGCTAACACTTTCTTGCGCTAAATACGCCACATATGCACGCTCTGCACTTGCACGAGAAGTGTAAATACACTCACCATCCCCAATTCTATATTTGCCATTTGAACAAGCGTATATCGGCATATTATGGTATTATTCTTGCTTCGTGTAATTTTGGTTTTAGTAGTAAGTTGCCATTTTTATCCCTTCTTGGTATAAATGCAACCGTACATCTGCAATTAATAGTGAATCCTGGGGGCGCACTAATATCTCCTGGTTGCATTGCTGCAACTTGCTCACCATCTTTGCCAGTTTCATTAAATGTCTCGTCATATTTTACTATTACGCCATCAAGTTCAACATGGTCGAACTGATTGCGAGGAATACGTCTAGTCCTATTATCTCTTGCGCTTATCCATTGCTTATCTACATAAAAATCGTGAGAATCAGCCGCCATCATGCTTGCCATATTGCTTGCCCTCATAACTTCCGTTCTCACAATACGTCTTGCTCTAAATGCAGCATAAGCCAATTGCTCATCGCTTTGTATAATTCTTACTATCTCATCAACACTTAATCCTTCTTCAATGCCTTTTTTGACTATTGACAAAAGTTTTGTTTTTGTAGTGCTTGTTATATCACTCACCAAAGCAAAACCTTGAGTCATCAAGAAGTCCATCATTTGTTGTGTCCATTCACGATTGAATCCAAAAGTCATTCCTTTGCGATTTGCTTCGATCTTGATAGCACGATAAACACTATTGCCAAATAATACCGCCGCTTCCTTATATAACGATTCAAAGACCTTTATTAATTCCTTACTCCACAAGTCGAGACCAAGTGATGATCTCGCTGCACCTATCCCATCTCTTTTTAACCTATTACCAAAGTTATTAAATTGTTTGGTAATGGAATTTTTTATCTGATTATAGTATTTAGAGTCAAGTTGCCTCCGCAACCTCTCCACCTTCCGATAGTATTCCCCTCTTTGCTTGGCGTTCATCTAAACACTTTTGTTTATATGCTATCCTCAATGATTGCATCATCCTCTGCTCTACTACGCAATTGCGCTCGCTCTTCAGCTTGGGATATTTCATCATCACTTGTTGCGTTATCTCCTCGTCTGTTGTTTGCGATGTTATCCATTGCATCTCCCATGCCATCTTCAATATTTGAATCTTGTGGTATAGATAAATCCATAATTGCTTGCTCAATAGGAATAAGTCCTTGATTGATATAAGCATAATCAAACGCACCGTTGCGCTCTTGATAGTTCATAGCTATTCTCTTCTCATCAAATGTCAACCAATTGGCATCACGAAGTGAACGAACCATTCTCTCCATATCTTGTTGCATCTCTGGGAGTGCCGTAATATCAAAGTCAATGAATACGTTCTCACCATATCTTGGTACAAGGAATTTATTTAGCTCGTCACGCAGTTGGCAACACTTAGGTATGATCGTATTTGTTATCAAATCACGCATTGCATTTTGATAGTTGTTGTAAGATGATGTATCAACATCAAAAAGAACGGCCGGAAGTCCAAAAACCCTACACCATTGGTGCATACTCATTCTTAAAGTGTTCACCAGCTCCATATCAACACTCGACAAGCCAAAATTCATATAATCCCAAGGAGTTTGCAACACTGCCACCCTTCCCTTGTTATCTACGCCATTTATGTACTCATTAACGGCTCTTTTGATGCTTTCTGCTTGCTCAACGCTAAAATTTGGCACAATATTACCCAATGGGCGAGGTGTTATAGCACCTTTTGCGCCTCCATTGCCAGTCATGGTTGCACTTGCATCTGCAGCATTATTTGACATACGAAGTGTCTTATATGCCGCACGAAGAGGAGATAAACCACGCAAATGAGTTCTTGTTGTTACGTTAAAGTCCGGATTCCACGTTTTCCACATCATCACATTGGCTTTTTCCAAATTAACGCCACCGCCGACCAATAACTTATATCCTAAAATATTATAAACGTCTTTTGGGTCTGGGTAAATGTCCAAATATTGAGTCGGTAAAATATTTAACTCACTAAACATTCCTCCCATTGTACCGTCATTGCCGTAAACATTTCCCTCACCACTCAAAAAATGATAACCGAATAAATTTTCAAAGAACTGATCTTGCGCTTGGTAAGAGTTTGGTCTCTCCAATAATCTAGCAAGTGGTGATCCCATCACAATATTCTCACTATATGCGTTCTTGCGCTCAATAATTGCACGCTCATAAGCACCTGGATTTGTGATGCCCTTAGATAGTTGCTTGTAACGCATAAGAGAAGTGCGAGCCTTCTCTCCTGGATTCATCTCATACACATACCAAGGAATTGAAGCCGCTTTGCGAGCAAGGAAACTCACGATAGAATATACATCTGCATTGCCCAAATATCCTTCGTTGATATATGAGATGCCGGTATAATTTTGTACCGCCGCACTATTAGTGCCAACCATTGCTACACTTGTAGTCGGATATGGATTGATACCTTTTTTCTTGAATATGTCAAATAAACCCATTGTTATTATATTGCTCCCCAGGTTACACTAGGAATTGTTAATTTAGAAAATATTGCATATCTCATCGCATCTAAAGCGTGGTCATTAAATTTTACCGGTTGATCAAGTTTGTTGCCATTGCGATCCGTTTTCCAACGGTAATTTTTTATCTCTTTAAGTAAGTTGATTGAATCTTGATGTATGAACAAAGGAGTTGCCTTTACGGTACGAATACCTTCGGTCACATCCTTATTGGCCGGCTTTGCATTTAGTCCTTGGCGTACCAATTCTTCAATTGTTTTTGGCTCTGCGGCATCGCAGTAAATCTCATCATACCTATCTAGTCCCAAAGCTACAATTTTTTCTACTAAATCATTTGTAGTAAGTCTTGTGTCATAAATAAGCTCCTTAACATACACCCCACCTTCGTGAAATACGCATTTAATAAGTGAACTTGGTACATTGAATCCAAAGTCACAACCATAGACCGTTTCACCAGTTGGCATTTGATCAGTAGTGCGAAAATGAGTATAAATCAAGTCTTGCGAGAGTCCTCGTTCACCAAGACCGTAGATTTGCCAATAGTTTGGATCAGCATCCTTTAAGCGTTCCAATTCGTCAACCAATTCCTTTGCTAAAAATGGATTGTCTCTAAAAGTTGTGATGTAAAAGTCGGAATCATCTCTCGGAATTACATCATCGTAAATCCAAGATGAAAGATCAGATGGGTTGTAGTCAATAACGATCTTGGATTCAGTTCTCATTATAAGTTGCATCCATGCTTCATAACTTAATTCGTTGGCTTCATTGCAGAAAAGATAAGTTCTTGCACGTCCTCTGATTTTTTGAGGTTGATCAGCACTTACAAACTCAATAACATTGCCATTGAGTTGATAAATTTGCTCCGTTTTATTATGATTGTCCTCTGAGTATATGTTTAGCTTACTTAAAATATCTATAAAGTCCCTAAGAACCGAACCTTTGATGGATGGAAGCGATTGTCTTACGATTGTAAGTGTTTTGCCATTCTCTTGCAATAGCTTTATGATAAACCAAATAAGAATATTATAGGTTTTACCAGAGCGGCTACCACCTTGCATTACGGTAATGCGCTTTTTTGAGTCTTGCAATATTTCAAAGACCTTATTTGTTTGTAGTTTAGCGTTCATATAGTATCAAGTTTGTAGTAACAAAGGTTTTATAGGTATCAGAAATTTGGGGATACCCCACCGGATGCAAAAAGTAATTTCTTTAAGTACCCCCCATTAATTCTGTGCCATTTAGTCATACAATTTCGTTGCTACAATTATTTGGTCGTATAACTAGTATTATGTTAAATAGAAACTTGCGCCAACTCGTCAGTTTGTCGCAGCCTCAAGTATCTCAACGTTTGGCTTCACTACCTCAACTTGTACCTGGTTTAAGTTACCCTCAATCTTGTTCTCGATCTTTTGGGTTGGCATACCTACAAAGTAGTTGAAGTATATCTGCAACGCCTTCTCATTGCCGTCTCCCAGCTTCTTCTCTAACACTCTGAATGCCAAGTCACTCATTGGCCATAGCTTCTCCATGAGTTGTTCTTCGGTCATGCGTCTTGGCCGGCCAGCACCTTTGCGTGCGCCACCCTTCTCCTTCTTCGCTGCTCTATTCTCAATTAGTGCAGTCAGTTGATTTTCAGTAATTGGCATAATTGATTATTGAATTTGGCTTATGGTTTTTTTTATTCCGCAACCTTTTCTTTGTCAACCATTTGTACTGGTTCAAGGTTGTGTGTATGTCCTTTATCATCCTTTATTTGCCTCTCGTATAAACGCAACGTTGCCCATCCATCTTGACCTTGTAAATCAGATAAATAGGCAACAAAATCGGCAACAAAGAAATTGAAATAAAGACTTCCGTCTTTTCCTTTTTTGATATAGAATCCTTTCCTTTTCAAACTATTTACAAAATAACTATACCTAATTACACTTATTGACGCATATTAACACAATGTCAAAAAAAAATAAATAAATTTGTTTATATCAAAATTGTTACTATCTTGCACTCAAATAAACCAACAATTATGAAAAAGTCAATTCTATCAGACAGAAACTTCATCAATCTTCTCATCGCTCTCACCATTGCATCCATCCTAATCGGATTACTCCAAGATGCACAATCGCTTTAAACCGCATTTAGAAGCTCAAATTTCGCCTCAAATATAAAAGTAGTACTTTGGTACTACTTTTTGTTTTTATCGCCTTAAATCGCCTTATTTTAAATATTATCGCTAATTACCCTACAACCATATACGTTTACCAAATCATTACTCAATTTTCCTATCTCAATATCATTTGGTACAAATACGGTCAATCGCTTATTGCTTTCACAATTTGCCAAAGCCTTTTTAATTGCTTCAACGGATTCAATCGTTTTCTCATCTCCAATATGAAGTAAATCATAAATCACTCCAACCGAGTATATAATCACAGAATGGTCACATGGATAAAACTTTTGAATATCACGTAACGTTACCCCCAAATATTGCCTACCAAAAAAGTAAAACAATTGCCTGGTAAAAACCAATTCCCTAAACCGATCTTTTTTCATTACTCTTTCATACTCTTGACCCGTAACCGTACAACAAATTTTCATCAGCTCTTGCAAGTTCATAGTAAACCATTTTAAGTGTTATAATCCATTTTTCAATATTCTCTCTTTTTATATACTACCCCCCGCGAAAAATTAAAAAAAAAAAGGGATCAATATAAAAATAAGAGAAAATCGTGCACATCGCGCACATCTTTGATTATCAATGTTTTAATCGTGCAACAATCGCGCAACAATCGTGCAACATCGCGCAACAAATCGCCATTTTCTCTATTTTTGGTACTACATTTTTTATACACACATACAATTTTAACTACACAATTCTGTTACCTAACAAAAATTTATATGCTTTTTTGTAGCCAGTACTCCGATCTCTTACCATCTCAACACCGATTTTTAGTATCAAAAAACCCTCATCAATAGCCTTTGAAAACCTCCTTATTGAGTACTCTTTTTTGTCAAATCCCGTAAAGTTTAAGAAGTCATTATATAGTTGTTCAAACTTAATTAATACACCCTCTTGGTCAACCAAAGTCTCAATGAATTCAAGGAACTCTTCACCGAATTGTACCCTCACTTGTTTCTTGGCTAATTTGGCACTATTTTCTACCTCTGATATACCATTTTCAAGGTAATCTTGTACGCAGTTAAACATCAAATTATAGAAGCGATTCCACTCATCTTTGTCCCAATCATCAAATAATTTATGCCCAAATTCATCCTCCGGTGTATGTTTTGGTGAGAAATATGGCGCAAATTCAAACACTTTTTGTCTCCTTTTCGCATGATTTCCGCTATTTGGTATGGTGTAATTGGTAGTAAAAATCACTTTTGGACTATCCTTATAAGGTATAAATAGCTCATCCTTATTTTTCTTTTCTACCGTTACGCCTTCAGTTATAATTGAATAAAAGCCTTCAAAGTCAACATTACGTCTTGTATCTTCAATAGCCAATAACTTAGTATCAAGATCAACTCTCTGAAATGCAAAATTTTTATCTACCTTAAAATTCTTACCGTCAACCCGAACAAGTTTAATAATATACCCCAAAGCCTTAACAAATATTCCTTTGCCAGTTCCTCCTCCCATTGCTTCGTTCTCTGTTTCTTCGGCTAATATTATTGCAAATGGTCGAGCTGGGTCTTTATACTTGTGTAATAAATAGCCAATAATGCCTAAGCAATATATAATACGTTCAACTTCACCATTGCATATTTTATCAATAAACTTATAATATTCCGAATGGTCAACTTTAAAATCATTCTCAATTGTTATGTAATGATCAATCACTTGTGACTTCCATATAACTTTACCGAGTTCGCCGTATGACCTTAATTTTATGCCTTCTCTTGATATTTCAACTACACCATTTATAAACGGGAAATAGCAAATCTCTTTGGTATCTTCCAAAAAGTCGAGCTTTACTCTATCAAAAAACTCAAAGAAATTATCACTAAAATAATGCGATGATCCTTTGTAAACTACCTCCATGAGTGTCTGTGGATCGAGTCCATCATCAAATGACGATGGCAACCTATTTATATAATCCTTGATAAACTTTTTAATCATCTCGGTAGAACTCTCTTCTACCAATCCATCTTTTATTCGAATCAACCGATAAATAACGCTATTTGCATCATAAAAATAAAGGCTGAAGCCTCCAACGTCATGCAAAAATCTTTCTAATTTATCGAGTTTAATCTCGGCAGTTATTTTGCCATTCTTGATCTTAGCATCCCAAAACTCGCTGATCACATCACCACTTTCATTTTCTAATTTCTCAACTATCTCAAGTGCTTCATTATAATTCTTATTATGCTTTTGAACCAAATAAGTTACTTGATCTTCTTTTGATACACTTTGTTTGCGTTTTTCAAATAACTCACGCTCTATTTTTTCGCCAAAGTTTTGCTTGCGTTCACCATAGCCTTGATCTAAGAGCGCCAACGCCGCTTTTTTGAAGTTTCCTCTATGCTCCAGGATGGCAAAGACGGCGCAAGGCTTATAGCCTTTTTGTACTTGAAACGGCGTATTCGTTGAGAATACGGAAAATAATCCCATTTCGGTATTATAACTCCCACTATGCTCACTAATACCTCCTGGCCGCAAGAAGTAAATTCTAGTGCTTCCATTTTTAACCTTTTTCCATCCGTTGCGCTCCATGAGTTCGACAAAGTCGCACCTTTTGTTAAAGTCATCAAATGGCGAGAGTCCGTATTCCTTAGAAGAAGGCCGGTTATGAGCTTCAATGATTTCTTCGACAATAACTTCGTTGAATGAACGCATAATTGCGAGTAACTCTTCCCGCTCCTCGATTGTAATAACATTGATGCCATCTTGGATGATTTCGTAGCCGAGTGAAGGCGGTGCGACCACATAGCCGCCTTGACCTCGGCTTTCAATGATGCAAAGTTCTTTATTGTGTGGATTTTCTTTAATCTCGCTATCATTCGCTTGTCGCATAGCGAGTTTTTGATTCCCTTCCACCACTTCGCACCGATAATAGAGATGATACCCTCCATTTCTAGTCTTGACGATATGCAGTTTAGTAAATATTCCCTTTGGTAGTCTCTCCTTAATAGCTTGCCATAAGTCATACGTCTGATATTTAGTGTCAACATCTATTACTTCCAAACCACCACTTATTGCTCCACATATCACGGCTATTCCTTTTGCTCTTGCATCTGCCATTTGTTGATCCAATTCCGCTTGAGTTATCATTTCTTTTTGATAACGCTTCCAAGGATATATGGCTTGTTTATTATCATTTATAGCAATAGTGTTGATACCTAGTTCTAAGTAATTCATACATTAAAGTCCTTTATAACAAAATATATCAATATCTTCCACCGATCTTACAACTTTGGCAAACACTTCATGTTTGTTTAGTTCTTCAATACGTTTGAGTTGTAGTGGTGCAACTATTCCTTTTTCTGTCTTTACTTCTAAAAATATTACTCTGCCTTTACGAATGCACATCAAGTCTGGTATGCCATTCATATTGGTTTGAATGAGCTTAATTACTGACCATCCGCTTTTCATTAATCTGTCTTTAATCTTCTTTTGCAATTCTGATTCTCTCATATTCTTCTATTGTTTTAAATATTTGATAAGCTACTTGTGGGACTATTGCATTTCCTCCGGCTTTGATTGACTCGTTTCTCCATTTAGGAAAGGTAATATTGTCCAATCTGTCGGAAAGCCCATCATCTCCATTACAAATTGGGGAGACAGATGGGAACGATTCCCAGTAGTTTGATATCCCCACTCCGCTATTTCTTCTCCAAGATTGCTCTTTCCCCTGTCCATCAATGCGTGTCTGCTGTCCTGAGTTTTTGGTGTTGGTAACATCCCAGTTATTAATAACTGATCCAATGTTGTTCCATATCTCGTGCCCGTTGTTTTGCTCCGATTCACTACTTTTCCATCTTCTATTGTCGGAGTTCTGTTGTTCGCTCTTGTTGTAGGAGTTGGTAAAAGATTGAATACTTGTGTCGCAAGATTTGGCATCGTTGTCCCATTCGGATATTTCTCCATTCTCGTTTTGAATTTCTGCAAGTCTTGTACTTCCTCTCTTGTTGTTGGAGTGAGCAACAAACCATATTCTATCTCTTCGGTGGGGAGCGTTGACGGAGCAAGCTGGCAATAGAAACGGGAATACTTCGTACCCCTCAGCTTCCAAGTCAGATTGCACTTCGTGGAATACCAACCCTCCTGACCAATTAACAAGGCCGTAAACATTTTCGCCCACGATCCAACTTGGTTTAACCTCTCTAATTGTTCTAAGCATTTGCGGCCAGAGATGTCTCTCATCTTCTTTGCCAAGTCTGGCTCCTGCAAGGGAAAACGGCTGGCATGGGAATCCTCCGGTGAGGATGTCGATTTGTCCTCTGTGAACTGTAAAGTCTGTTGTACAAATGTTTTCATAACTGATTGCATTAGGCCAATAATGTTTTAATACTTTCTGTCCAAATGAATTCCACTCACAATGGAATATATTTTCCCACCCCATCCATTCTGCGGCTAAATCAAATCCTCCAATACCACTAAATAGTGATCCATGTGTCATATTATCTGTATATGTTTATCCATGTAATCAATCAATAGTTGCGTTGGCATCATTACGCCACTTTCTACTTCCACATCAAATACAATATTCCAATCCTTTTCAACTAATGTATTCAAATGTATAAGTCCTTCGTAAAAATCTCCGGTCTCATACATTTGATATTCCTCGGTAAGTCTTGTTATGTCTTTTGAACGCAAATCATCTCCAAATACTCGAAAAGTAATGATGATATGCAAGGCTTTAAAATTACCTCTTATCGCCGAAATTCCCTCATCCGATTTTACAATTTCAGCCTCCCAAAATATTTTTTTTGAGTTTTTATCTTCCCACCAGTCAATCTCGGTATT